TTCATGAAAAGTCAAGTTTTGCATTTCATCCACAAGCATAATACAATTATCAAACGTTGAGCCTCTAATAAACGAGGTTGACATAAATTCTATTTGTTTACCTGTAACCATTTTGTTATATGATGCTACATCACCAAAGAATTCATTTGCGATTGCTTTGTACGGTAGTATATATGATTGTTCTTTTTCTTCTTTAGATCCTGGTAGAAATCCCATGTCCCTGGTCGGTACCATAGATCTTATAATAAACAATTTATCGTATTCTGTTTCTTTATCTAATACATCTTCTAGAGCTAGATACATTCCAATAAAAGTTTTACCGGTGCCGGCAGATCCAGATAATACTAAATTATCCCCTTCATCCCACGCCTGATATGCAATTTCTTGGTTCTTGGTTACAGGCTCAAATTGGAGAAGATCGTCCAAGCGAACCGTCATGGAATTATTTCCAGATTTATTGCGAGCTCTCATTATACGTTAATGGTATTACTTTTTGCAGACCCGGCTTTAACTCTCCTAAGAGTATCTTTCCAGCCGTCGTCCGTTTTACTCAACGTACTTCCTGACTGTGATACAATTCTTGGAGTAATAAGTTTTTGTTTATGTTTACCGTCTTTAAGAAATTCATCTCTTTCTGACAGGCTCATAACAGAAGTAGTTTCTTCTTCTGTTTCTACATTAATAAAGGTATATGTTGGCATGGTATATTTGGGGGGACACCGTCCCCCCGATCCTTTCTACGAAGCTGCTTGTAATCTTGATTCTAAAAATTGTTGTTTACGTTTGAGTTTTGATACGAGGTCTATATTACCCTTCTTTTTAACTTTATTAATATAATTTGTCAGTTCTGCCAAATCGTTACGAAGTCTATCAAATTGGATTTTACTCAAATCGTTCTCCTTATATTTTATTTACTCACAATCAAATCAGGAAATGCCGCCTCCACTGTTTTCTTGGTGACACCCTTAATGCTTGTCTTGTTAATCATTCCAAGCATTAACTCTGCATCTTTTGGATGCACGGTTTCTATAATATCTAAAAAGATTTTTTCTCGTTTAACTGCTGGTAATTGATCTCCTTGAAGACCTTTTACAAAGTACATAAACTTTTTATTGTGCTGGGTTAAACTGGTTGGATGTGTTTCTTCATCTGCAGGATCATAAGGAGGTTTTCCTTTTGGTAAATTCCATTGTATGACATCATCATAGGTGCCTCTTAAAATATCTCTAAGAGCCCAGTTGTTTTTATGCTGCCTGAGAATTTGTACCTTCTCATTTTGCTTTTTAGCAGCAGCAGTCTTTTCAATGATTTCATACACCATTAACGTAACTTGGTTTACCATATTAAATAAAATCCTTTACATCTTCTAATAATCTACGACAGCGTTTGTCGACAAGATATGGAAATACCTTTCCTTTATTGCCTGCTTTATTTTGGCCGTCATAACTATATATAATTTTTTCTCTTAGAGCTACCGGAGTTGACTCAAGATCTATAAGTTTTCTATTACGCTGTATATTACGTAACACTGTTTCTCCTTGCGATGAGGGGTCATGCATTAACGCTTCAATAATAGGTTTACGTAATGGAGTCTGCCGCCCGCCATTCACAAAAACATTATCATCGCTTAGAACATTAGGTACTCCATCAGCGGTATCGCCTTTTAGTACAAGTTCTAATAGCTGCTTTCGTGGATGATCTTCTTTAATAAACTTTTTAGTCATAGGAGAAAACTGAGAAACATTTTTGTATTTCTGAAGCTGTGCAAAATCTTTATCCGCAGAAATAATTATTACTGGTTCATGCTGGCCAAATTCTTGTGTTTGTTCTACAAGAACGCCAATAACGTCGTCTGCTTCGCAGCCATCAATTTTAACAGTCTTGTAGGGAAAGTGTTCACCTAGTTCTTCCCATACTAAATTAATAATACGGAATGCTTCTTTCCAATCCATTTTAGACTCCTTGCGAGTCTTTTTACGAGCAGCCTTATATTGAGGAAATTCATTATAACGCCAGTTGTTACCAGCATCACCTGCCATAACGACCTCGCCAAACTTATCTCTAAACCTAGAACGGTACATACGAATAGAATTAAGAATCATATGTCTGATCATATCCTCTTGTATGTCAAGTCTTTGTGTCACGATATTGCTAACTGCGATTGCCGAATAGTCAATAATAATCATAATAATCTCCTAATTGTTAGGTTTATTCTAACACACTTTCATCATCATGTACACCTAAAATATGCTTTCTATGTATTTTTCCGCCAATAAAAGCATTATAATATTCTTCAGGCTTCAGCAGTACATCATACTCAAATTGAAATTTCATTTCATAATATGAGCATTGCCCTTTGGTTTTGCATAATTTTAAGATTTCTCTATAGTAATTATCTTCGCCCTTTTCTTCAACTAGCTGTTGCACTTCTTTGCTAGATCCAAAATAAGTACGCCAGTCAGAATCCACTCTTGTCCTGACTCGGCGTTTTCTTTTTGAGTTTTTTGGTAAGACCTTAGGCTTCCAGAAAAATTTCTTGCCAATGTATTTCATACCCGTATCTTTTTCGGTTATGCGATATACAAATCCTTGATATTCTTCTGGTGTCTCATCAAATTCATTTTTATTATAATACCACATAATAAACAACTCTTTATAATTAATAAAAAGCTATTTATTAATCGTCTTCAAGCGCCTCAAATTCCATAGGAGAACCACACATAGGGCAGTATTGAGGAGTTTCCTCACTATCTACTACCATTACTTGTGATTCAGTATCACACGCTACACACTCTGTCCAGTATTCTTCTTCCATTTATGCCTCGCACGATGCACAAGACATGATATCTCTTACGAGCTCTTGTGCTGGGTTTGCTGATCGTTGATAATAAAATGTTTTGACACCTAATCTCCAACCTTCAATTAATAGTGCATTCACATCTTTTGTAGATACTTCTGGATGAATCATAAGGTTAAGAGATTGTGCCTGATCTATATATTTCTGTCTTGAAGCCGCTTGTTGCACAATAGACAGTGGAGTTATTTCGCTGAACGTTTTAAACACGGATTTTTCTTCTTCAGACAAAAAGTCTAAATGCTGCACTGAGCCGCCACGAATAAGAATAGTCTCCCATGTTTCAAAATCATCTTTGCCTTTATCAGCTAATAGCTGCTTTAAGAATGGATTTTTATACGTAAACTTACCTTTGGCTAAATCCTTTGTAAAGTAGTTAGAGGCAAGAGGTTCAATTGATGGAGACACTTGACCGAGAATAAATGACGATGATGTGGTCGGAGCAACAGCAGAACGAGTAAGATTACGCTCTCCATATCCTAACATTCCGACTGGTTCACCGTATTCTTCTGCCAGTTCTTTTGTAGCAGCAAGTGACTTATCATCAATAAATTTAGCCAGCTTAATTGTTTCCATCTGAGCCTGTAGACCCTCGAACGGAATCATTTTAGATTGTAGATATGAATGCCAACCAAGAATACCAAGACCAAGAGCTCTCCACGTCTTAGCAAAATTATGTGATGATTCCATAAATTGGATTCCAGACGTTTTGTCAATGTACTCTTCCATGACAGCATCTAAGAAATAAATCATAGTTTCTACTGCATCAGTGTGCTGCCATTCATCAAATGTTAGTGCATTCATCGATGCAAGATTGCACACAAATGACTCGTCTGATGATGATGGAAGGGCGATTTCAGAACACAGATTTGATGCCCAGATGCGTTTGCCAGTCTCGCGCAGAGCGCGTGGTGCATTGTTATTTACAGTATCACTAAAAAAGATATACGGGTAACCAGACTCGCGCCTCTTGCGCAAAACCCTGGCCCATACTTCTCTTTTTGCCGTATCACCTTCAATCATTTCTGACATAAATTTATCTGAGACACAGACACCCAATGATAAATTATGAATAGAAGATCCCTCTTCACGGCATTCTAAGAATTCCATAACATCAGGTGATTCAATATCCAAGTAGACCGCCATTGATCCACGGCGTACGTTGCCTTGTGATATAATATCAACAGTTGTTTCAAACATATTGGCATAATGCACAGGGCCGTCAGCAGATCCACCTGATTTAATTTCGGTACCACGTGGGCGTATGGATCCAAGATAAGCAGATGTACCGGCGCCCATCTTAGTTTGCATTCCTACTTCACCAACTTTAGTGAGAATAGAATTAATTGAGTCTTCAATATAAACTCCATTACAAGAAATTGGCAAACCTTTTTTTGTACCAAAGTTTGACCAAACAGGTGAAGACAATGAATAATACCCTCGACTCATATACCCATAAAACTTATCGGCAAACCCCTCAACGTCAAGAATATTTTCTGCAGATTTTGCAATCTCACGTACTCTTTCTTCAAGAGTCATATTGCCGTCAATATATCCACGGCTTAAAAATAAACGTGAGTCTTCATTTGCCCACCACCAGTTCTGTGTTGTATCAATCATTCTTTATCCTCCTAAAACAAATCGTCAGCGGTAATACCTTTTCCTTTTGCGTATTCAACTGGCCGCTTTTGGAAGAAGTCTGTCATGTTAGCACCAAGTAGTTCTTCATCAAACCAATAAGTCTGATCGATGTGGTGCTGGTTATAGTAGATCTCGCTTGAATCAAATCCTATTTGGTCAAGTGAATCTTTCATACGTTTTGCAATAAATGATTTAAGGATATTAGCATCTAATCCTTCAACAGAGTATTCACTCATGATCCAATCAATCACAGCACTTTCAGCTTTTAATGAGTCTACACATTCTTCACGAATACGAGCTTCCATTTCTTCGTCAAATAAATCCGGATACTCTTCACGCATTGTGTTAATAAGCTTGATGCCTACTTGAGCATGTAGCATTTCTTCATTGCGGGTATATTGTACCTGCTGAGCACAATCTTTGAGTACGGCTTTATTACGGTTAAAATGCATAATAATATAGAACTGGCTGAATAAGCTTACATTCTCTACGAAGAGCGTGAACAAGATAATAGAATAAATGTACTGTTTCTTTTCATCTTTATATTCGCGCTTTAAATATTTACGTAGATAGTCCACACGGCCTTTGATTACTTTCTCTTCAAGGTTCTTTTCAAAGACGTCGGTCAAATGTAAAATATCTAATAGTTTTTCGTATGCCAAGTTATGAATGACTTCTGAATTAGCCATAGCATATCCAAGATCACGGATAGACGGGTGTGGCATCTTATCGCCGATGTTTGCCCAAAACGTTTTTACTGCTACTTCGATTTGGCCAATAGCCGAAAGTGCACGGACAACTACTTCTTGTTCCTCTTCTGTTAAATCGCTTTTAAACTGCGAATAGTCTGATCTAAAATTAAATTCATCAGGCGTCCAGAAGCCTTGCCAAATGGCGTCGACAAACTGTTTTGTCCATGGGTATAAATCGGGTTTACGTGAGATTTGTTCTTCGAATAGCATGCATTACTCCATATGCGTAAAAAGGGCATAGCTCTAAATCGGATTATTTAGAGACTAGATTTTAGGTTGTTGTGATTGTTTAGTTGGTGCTATTATATATCAAATACACGAAATTGAAAACAGTTAAATGCGCTGTTTTAAAAATAATATTTTGTTTTTAGGGGTTTACAAATATTTAATATTGGTGTATAATAAGAAGAGCTATTCTGAGGGAGGTGATACATCTGTAGGAGTTAGAGCTTCTTCATAATATCCTATGATAGCTTGCGTATCTTTTATGTACCTACGCATTTCAGCAATACCTAATGCTAGATTTTCATATCCTTTTGGAGTAATTGCAAAGAATACTACGTTACCCGTTTTAGCTTCAAGCTCTGCCATCTTTTCATCTAGATTTTCTTCAGTTACTACATACCAATCGACAGGAGGAAATTGTACTGCCTTAGGTCTCTCTTGAAGAGGAACATTTTGTTTAGCGTATTCGGTTGAAACAACTACTTCTGTTTCGGGTGCTCTATTGCCCAGACACGCTGTCAGTAGAAGCAGGCTCATCACTGGGAGGAGTAGTCTCGGCTTCAATCTTTTGGAGTAATCTACCAACGGCGTTGTCAACCCTATCTTCAAGTCCTTGTGCATTTGTTAATGCCTCCATAGTCAAATCTATCTTAGCAAATACACCTCTAAGTTTGTCAAGGTGTTGCTGCGATTGTTGCAATCTTTTTGTTAAATCTTTATTCAGCTGCTCATTCTTTTTTTGATCAGCTTGAATCTGTTCAATAGTAGCTTGTAAAGTTTCGGCTGTAGTTTTAAGCTTTACGTTATTTTCTCTAAGAGTATTTATAGTAGCTTCAGACCAGATATAGTACTGGTATCCGCCATATCCCACGCCACTGAGTAAGCTTACTACGATTAATATTAAATATAATTTAGCCATTATCTTCCATATGCCTTCTAAATCTTTTTAGCAAAACAGGCAGTTTATTTTTTTTACGTCTACGGTCTGTTACATGTATTTCTTTAGCCCTCGGGCCCATGTTAGCAGTATCTTGAGGAATTCCGGCGTCAGCAGTAGTAGTCACTTCTTCTAGTGATTCAAACTGAAATGTTTTAGAATAATCTGCCACTTTCTTACCTCTCTTATCATATTGGCCAGCATCCATGGCCTGTTGTTTAGCATAAGCTTTAGGGCTGTAAGTATCACCCCATTCCCAATCTTTATATCGTGGATCCCATTCTAAAAGTTTCCACTCACTGTTTTTGTGCCGCTCGTATTCGTCTAGCTGCTTTTCAATCTTAAACCGTCTACCAGTAGGAAACTTAATTTCTAACTCGCCACTAGGGCCAGCTTTTTTCCATCTAGGTATCATCTAGACAGCTCGCTTATTGCAACGTAAATATTTTTATTTGTTTTGCTATGGGTTACTTCATAAATGTTTAATCCAAATATTTCACCGATTGGATAACAATCTTCTGAAACTATAACTTTATCTCTTGGTTTAACAACCTCGTCGAATGTATCATTAATAAGTTTTTCACTTAATACCTTATA